TCTGCCCGCCGGTACCCAGGGTTCTTGGCGTCGGTGCGTCGGGTCAACTCCCGGCTGACCGTCGCGGCGTCACGCTCAGACGACTCAAACAGCATCTGCTTCAGCTTTCTACGGGCGTAGTACAGGTTGAGGGCGTCACGAGCGGCGCGTATCTCGGGATCGGTCTCCATGGCCGCACGCACCCAGGTAACGGCCTCCGAAGCCTTTTCAGGACGATTGCGTGTGAGATACAACCCCTCCAGCTTCCTGATCTGAACTTCGGCATGGTGTTCAAAAATCTCCTCGATTGCCAACTGGTTCTGAAAATAATCAGTCCACCGGGTGAAGCGAACGAACAGATCCATCAACTGCTTGTCGGTCAGGTCATCGATGTCAGTCTCAAGAGTGGGTGGCTGGGTGTCAGGAGCCTGTGGTTCATCGATCCCCAGATCGGTATAGACGCCGTGACTGTGGCCGTTGACCATCTTTTTCAGGGTCTCGCGCAGGTCTAGCGGGGGCCGGCGCTTGAGCCGGCGGGGCGCGTCGGACGAGGACTCTTCCGTTGTCTCCATGCTTCTCCTCATATCGTTGGCAGTCGGCGCACCCGTCGAAGGGACAGGGAGGGACCGGCCCGCCCTGGAGCGCCATGGTGATGCGGCTACACATGTCTAGTCGATCAGCGATGCGCTCTTCCCGGTATCGGACGATCATCTCCTTGACCTTTTGGTTCCATTTGCACTCGTACAGGAAGAGGACTTCGCGATATTTCCGGCTCATGTAGCAGTAAAAATCACCTTGCCTGACGTGGGAGGGGAAGGGTGTGTGGATGCTGTTCCACAGCCCGTCGTAGTCCAGGAACTTTCTGGATTTTCCGTTGAGGTGAAAATCGTAGGTGTGGGCCTTGATCAGACCGGGATTTTCAAACCGGACAGTACCCAGGCCGATGCTCTTGATCTCGATGATGGGGCCGTCCCAGGTGTCCAGGCCATCGGCGTGCCCCGCCATGTTGAGGTTCTGGTTGAACAGAGCTACCTCGTTGTAGCGCAGGAACTGCCGGGGTCGGTGGCACTTCTCGCACTCCTGGGGAGCCAGGGCCGGGAAGGCGTAGTGACACTCCTGACAATAAAAGATGCCGGCGAGCCGGCCTAGATCCCAGATCCTTTTCTGCCACTTGCCATGGATCTCCTTGCCCTCATCGAAGATCATCTGGAGTTGCCAGTAGCTACCCGCCTGCGCTGACGCCGGCTCCCGTCCGGACAGCCGGTAGTAGCTCGCCCTGGGACACCAGTCCGAGTGGCTGATCTCCGATGGATGCAAGGCGTCGACTCTCGGCCCGCTCTCGCCGCCAGGCTGCAATAAGAGCCTTTGAACGTCGCCAAGGAGTCGGGTTGGTCGCTTCGTCGTTTCTAACAACGCTCGCAAATCGTTGTCGATCACTGGACGTCGCGGTGATGATCCTCCCGGCTTCGATAGCCGCGTCACGGTGCCTCTGGCGCTTGATTCGACGCCGCTCCCTTTCGCTGGTTCCGCCCCACACTCCCCAGCGCTCGCCGTTCTCGATCGCGTAGTCCAGACAAGCCTCCAGCACGGGGCAGCGGCCTGGGTGGTCCGGGTGGGTTCCCAGGCACACGCTGCGAGCCTCTTGCACCTGGGTGTTGTTGTGTTGGCGGTCGCTGAAGAACAAGTTTCCGGGCAGCCCCCGGCACTTTGCGAAGTCGAGCCACCGGGGATGGATGCGCTCGTAGATGGCCGGCAGTACCTGCTGTCGGTCCACATAGAACCAGTTCGTGATAACTGGATTCTGGGAGTACGACCCATTCCCTTCCACCAAGCTCAAAGACGAGAACAGGCCGGCGAGACTCTGCCACTGCGTGACGGTAGAGGGCGATGAGGTCGTCAAAGAGGAGGGTGATGGACCGGAGATTGTCAGTGCGCTTGAACTCGACAAGATCGGTGCTGGTGCGACCGTCGTTCTTACGGTCCCAACGCGCACCAGAACGCGGGTTCGTGACACCGCCAAACCGCTCCATTCCCTTCTGCTCCTGCTGCCGTGACAGCAGGATGCGACGACCCCCCGCCCTCACTTCGCCTTCGTCCTTGCTAGTCGCCGTGGGGAGGGACGGGACTCCTCGTGACGAATGCCCTTCGCTACGTGGTTCTGGATAGCATCACGCAGCTTCTGCTGGAGTGTCAAGTCCCATCTGACCTGCTCCTCCAGGGCGGCGCGGCCATGCCAGGACTCGGTGCCCAGATGGTAGTAGCTGCCCTTGATGGCGAAGATCTCGTAGAGGATCGCCAGGGTGACCAACTCCTTGCCCAGGTCATACGATCCGGGTGAGATGCCGGCCTCGTTGTGGTCGAAGTAGAAGTCGAAGACGGCGGTGCGCTCGGGCGGGTAGCTCTTGTTCTTCTTGGTCAGGGCCTTGACGGTGATGCCCACCTTGCGCTGGTTCCGCTTCTCACCCTCAGTGAGCCAGTCATCCCGCTTGAGTTCGACCCTGGTGGTGAACCAGTAGTTCTTGGCCCGACCTCCTGGGGTGGTCCGGGGATCCCCGAACATGATCCCGATCTTCTCCCGCCACTGGTTGACAACGAAGCAGGTCACGGGTCTGTCGTCCTCCACCAGGGACCGCTTCATGGCCGTGTAGCTCTTCCGGAAGAACTTCCCGATGAGTCTGGCGGCGAGGCCCACCTGGGTGTCGTCCATGGTGCCCTCGCCCTCACTTATCGGTGATAGCGCCGGCATCGAGTCGATGACCAGAACGTCAGCGGTTCTGCTCTCCAGAACCATGATGGCGGCGTTGCACGCCTCCTCCAGGATGTTGGTCTGCATGACCAAGATCCGGTCGGTGTCGCAGCCCAGGTCTCGCGCCCAGCCCGGTACGAACTCCTCCGCGGCCACCCAGAAGGTGACGTGGTCGGGGTTGAGGGCCTGCTGGGCGGCGATGGTCTTGAGGATGATGGTGGTCTTGCCGCTCGACTCGTCGCCGTATAGCTCGTGGAAGGCGTTGGTCTGCCAGCCGCCCCCCAGGGCCATGTCTAGGCTGTAGCTCCCGGTGGAGATCCGGGGGAGGTCGGAGTAGCGGATCTGGCTGCCCCAGACCACGGTCTCGGGGCCGAACTCCTTGTTGATCTCGGCTATGACGGTGGCGATGGTGTCCTTGGCGGCGGTCACTTCTTCTTGGCCGCGGTCTTCTTGGCCGGCGCTTTCTTGGCTTTGTCGTCCTTCTCGTCCTCCTTCTTACTGCCAAAGGGCGCAGCCCGCTTACCGCCGAACGGCTCCTTCTTCTCAGCCATGACTTCCTCCTACTCTCACTAGCCTTCGTTTGCGTTTCTGCCAGATACGGACCATGCCGCCCTTGCGGTGAGGTTGCTGAGACTGGGTCACTCCGACCGGCTCGATCAGCCCCAGTGCGCGGGCTTGTCGGAACACCTGACCGATGATGTTGTTCCTGGCGTTCGGGGTATGGAGGAGGTCAGGGTGATCAAGCACGTCGTGCAGATCATCGGAGGTGAATGGTTCACCAGTGTCGGCCAGGCGTCGAACCTCAGCCATGGCCTCCTCCTTGTAGCCCACTACTTCCCCCTGTTCTCCGGTTTGTTGTAGCGGCTCTTGGTGGCTTTCGCTTCGCCGGTTTTGGGTATGGGCTTGCGCCCGGACTCACGGGTCTCAGCCGCCTTCTCCCCCATGGCGTGACGCCGGCCCTTGCCCTGGGCCTGGGCGTTGGAGATGGCAGCCGCCTTGCTCTTACTAAAACCCTTCTCCTTCAGAGCTTCATACGAATCCACCTTTTTGATGGACGGTCCTGGCGATTTACCTCCCGGCATAGTTCCTTCCTTTCCCCTCAGTTAGACAAGGCCCAGTGTGGGCGTAGTTCAAGACGCAACGGGGGTTTGAGCATGGTCGCTTGAGAATCTTCTCAGCGACAGCGTCGGGTTTTTTGATGGACGGGCCGGGATCTTTTCCTCCTGGCATTTTCTCATCCTCTCACGCTGCTCCAACTGAACCCATCGGGCACACTCGGATCTACCTCAAAGTGGCTGTCACCTCTGGCATTGTCGCTGCGGGCGAACTGGACCGGCCCAGACGACTTCATGCCGATGGTGTTGAGCAGGGTGCCCGACTGCTCAAACAGGTCTCCGTTGTACCCACAGTCCACGCAGAGTGGTGCCGCCTCAAACTGGCCGGTCTTGCGCCGGAAGAAGCTGGACCCGTTGCAGCGAGGGCATCGCCCAGACGTGCCCAGGCTGCCGGGGGCCTTCTCCACGAATCCCTGGCGGTTGACCCGGTGCCAGTTATCGTCAGTGTCGCCCGCCGGCTGGTCCCTTTCCGTCACCTCCTGGCGGGGGCCAGTCGGCGGGTACTGCGGCTGCCACCGGACAGCTTTCTGGGGGTACCCAACCGGCTGGGAAGGAGGTGGGGGCGGTGTTGTCGCCGGCCTCCGAACGCCCCCCAGCGCACGCTCCCACCAGCCGACGTCACTCATTTCGCCTCACTCCAGTTCGCTCCGATGCCAATGTTCGCCTCCAGGGGCACGTCCAGGATCGGACGACCCTCAAGGCGGATGTTTTCCATGGCCTCCTTGATAAACGGTATGGCGTCGTACACCTCGCGCTCGTCGCACTCGATCACAAACTCATCGTGGATCTGAAGCACCAGGGCGGCGTGGAACTCTCGCAGGGCCTCATGGACCCGGACGATGGCGACCTTGGCGATGTCGGCTGCGGTGCCCTGGATGGGGTGGTTGACGGCCTGGCGCTCGGCGTAGCTGCGGTCCTTGGGGTTGCCAGACGAGATGTCCCGCAGCCGGCGCTTGCGCCCATAGAGGGTCTCGACATAGCCGTATTGCAGGCAGAAGCGCTTGGTCACAGCCCCCCACTTCTTGACCCCTGGGTAGGCCCGATGCCACGCCTCGTAGACCTTCTCGGCCTCCCGCAGGGGGATGCCCGACATGTCCACCACCCGGCCAGCGCGGCCCTCAAAAGCGAAGTTGAAGTTGGAGTTCTTGGCGATGGCCCGCTGCTCGACGTTGACCTCATCCTGGGGCACCTTGTAGATGAGGCTGGCGGTCTGGGTGTGCAAGTCCAGGCCATGGGTGTAGGCGTACATCAGCAGCCGGTCCTTGGTCTGATGGGCCAGGATCCGTAGCTCGATCTGGCTGTAGTCGGCCACCACCAGTACCCGGCCAGGTGGGGCCGTGAACAGCCGGCGGATCAGGGTGGCCTCGACGGTCTCTTTGTACCGGGCGGGGATGTTCTGGAGGTTGGGAGCGGAGCAGGACAATCTGCCCGTTCGGGCAACGGCCTGGTTGAAAGAGGCCCGGATCCGGCTGTCGTTGTCGATGTGGGGCAGGAAGCCGGCTACGTAGGTGCTGAGCAGCTTGTTGACGTCCTTGTACTCCAGGATCCGCCTGGGGGCCTTGTGCCGGCGGGCCAGGGCCTTGATGGCCTTGGCCGCGGTGGAGCGTAGACCGGTGTCGCTGAGCCAGGTGCAGGGGAGCTTCAGTTCGTCGTAGAGGAAGGTGCCCAGTTGCTGGGTGGAGTTCAGGTTGATGTCGTGGCCCACCATGGACCGGATGTCGTCACCGATCTCATCTAGCTGGGCTTGCAGTATGGGTCGGAGGTCTCGGAATCCCTCGATGTCGACGTAGGCCCCCTGTTGGCGCATGTGGAGTAGTACCCGAAGCACGGCCATCTCTAGGTCGAAGAGAGCGCCCAGCTTGGCCTTCTCCTCCAGAACGTGGTGCAGCTTCCACCACAGCATCCAGGCCATCTTGGCGTCGACAATCGAGTACCTCATGGCCCGCCGCCAGTCGACGTTGTATGCCTCTTCGCCCAGCTTCTCGGCGTAGGTGAACCCGATGTAGTGCTGAGCCAGGTGTCCCAGATTGTAACCGCTCCCAGAGCATTCATGACGGTCTGCCAGATTCTCGTTGATGAGAAAAATCATGGTCATGACGTCGGCATACGGAGGGGGTGGTATTTCTCCGTAGTACTTGGCAACAGACAGCAGATCGAAGCCCACGTTCTGGTTGATCTTGCGCCGGTCACTGAAGAACAACGGCTTCAGGGCGGCGAAGACGTCGGTGCGATGTAGCTGCCGGCGCTTGTCAGGGTGCCCCATGGGTATGACATGGGATACCCCCGGACCAGCGAGGGACAGACACCAAACCTCGTTGGTCCGGGTGTCCAAGGCCGGCTTGTCTTTGCCAGCCGCCTTACGGCACAGATCGGAGCAGTAGGAGCGTCGTCGGGCGGGGAGCGGCGTGCCGCAGGCCAGGCAGGGAGTGGATCCCCCATACCTGGACAGCACCCGGCGCTCGGCTTGCAGCATGCGGACCTGCCGGCCCCCACGGGTCTCCACGTCGAAGGCGAACCCAGGAAAGGCCGAATAGATGCCGACTACTTCCTCTAGCTCGTCCATGGTGAGGACGGCCTTGATGGGGCTGCCGGCAGGGGTGGAGGAAGGAGGCCGGCGGCGGATCCGGCCTCCTTCCCTTTCCGACACGGCAGCGGGTCTACCCGGCACCACCGTTCGGACCTCTAATCCGAGAAGGCGTCGGCTACTTTTTGTAGCTCTGCCCTGGATGCGACGTCGAGGGAGGTGTCATCCCAGAGGCGGTCGTCAAACTTGGCGATCTCCTCTTCGGACAGCGGGTCAAAGTCCCAGTCCTCTTTGAGGTCTCGGACCTTTATGGGGCGAACCTGAGTGCGGCGGCTATTTTTTGGCCCCCTCATGGCAGCGGCGAAGTACCGGCCACTCAGCGGCTCATCCTGAGAATACTCCTCCAGGGCCTCGGTGACCGAGACACCGCACTCAAACGTGGTCAGGATCGGGGTGTCGCCACCACAGTCCAGGATGTTGAACCGGACACGGGCACCAGGCTTGGGGTCGACATCGTCCAGGGGACAGTCTTCCTGGAGGCACACGTAGCTGAGCCGGCTCCCCCTGGGCATCCATTCACACCAATGCATAAGGAACGAGGCGTAGGGGCCGTCCTCCAGGAACATGATGAGGCCCTCATCATCTTGCACCTTGTACAGCTTGGTGAACTGGGAGGGGGCGTTGGCCTTGGTGCGGCGGTAACCGCTCCAGCCCTTGGCAACGGCCAGGCCACGGTCGTCGTCGGCGTCGTCGGGTTGCTTGGTTACACGGGCGCTGCGGTTGCGGGTTTTAGCCGGCTCGGGTTCCTCACGCCGCAGGCGGCGGGGTTGGGGTTCGGCTGGGGTCTCGTCGTACTCTTCGGCTGGACGAGGACGAACCAGTCTTCTTGGCTGTGCCATGTTGGCTCCTTTGTTGTGATGGTGCAGATGACAGGGATGCAGAGTGCAGGAAGTCTTCGGCAAGGTTGGGGGAGATGTCGGTCCAGGAGGCCACGGTTTGCAGTTCCTCTCGGGCCAGCTTCTCCACTTCGGTGATGACCAGTAG